GTACTTGTTTCCAAGTCATTGATGCCACTCATCCATCTTTCCATTGAGTTACGAAGTCCAAAATCGGTTTCGTTGATGATTGTAGTTGTCCACGTTTCAAATTCTCTGTCACCAGAAAGATACAGTGTTCTACCCCTAAAAGGAACAGGAACTTCTGTAATTGTTTGTCCTGGCAGACTTGACGCCTTAATCAAGAAACTAGCACGACTTGCATCTAAACCAATGTTCACTGCCGGAGCAGTCAATATGACTTGGAACTGATTAGCCCTGGCGCCTCCGCCAGCGATATTTGCTTTAAAACTGTTTATGTTTGAAATACTCATATTAGCCTCCTACCTCACTAAATGACACGCCGGTTCTTACGGCGATAAAACTTAGTGTGATAAAGTTAATTGAGCGAGCAGGTTTGATGTAGATATCTGCAACAAACTCGTTCCTATCAATTACTTCACCTGTATTGTTTCTTTCATCACAGACTACTGAGAAGTCCGTAATACCTCTACGTCCTTGTACATCTCTCAAGAATGGTTCAACCATGTTTCTAAACTGAGCTTGTGTGAAACCATCATTGAATTCAAACAATTGATATTTCGCAGCAGTAGAAATTGCTTTTTCAAGAACAAGGAACAATCTACGGACGTTAATCCTGTCGAATGCACTTGGGCGAGATAGAGCAGTTTTATCACCAAAGAGTACAGTACCTTGGCCTGGGAATGTGACAACTGGGTTGACACGAGCAGGATAAAGAATATCTCTTTGTGGTTTAGTTGGGTTATATGCAAGTTTAACTGCACCACGAACCTGTCCTCTGTTGTAACCGCCTGGCGAGAACCAAGGATCAGCAACATTATCAGTGTTCGCACATAAACCAGCCATATCACCGTTCAAAGGAACGAAGCGATATACGTCTGAGTACTTGTCGTACATATACTTGTATCCAGAATCGAATACTGCATATGAAGAACTAGCAAGTCCGTCAAAGAATGTCTTGACGTTTGTAGTCTGAGTTGCACCAGAAGTTACCCCAACAACATCTGCCCTACGAGGGGAGATGAATGCAACCATATCTTTTCTTGTCTCTGCAAGGTCGATAATAGCAGCAGCGTGTGCAGTTCCGTCTGTACCAGCGGGTGATGTACCAGCCATAATTAAGTTAACATCAACTGTTTCAGTATCAGCAAACTGGTCATATGAAAGTGTTAATTCACCTACAGAAGCAGAAAGATCATCTTGTCCAATTGACAAAACGTCAACGTGTGGAAGATGTTGTGCATCAAATACAGTGTCAGTACCAGCAGATGTAAGGTTAGTACCCCAATCTGTTGCGCCAGTAGCAGGGTGATCCATCCACCAGATGTGAGTAGAAGCACGATTAACTACTGTTGGGTAGAATGCAGTTCCACCTTGTGGTGTTTTTGCATTTGGGTGTTTTGACAAGAATGCGTGTGTTTCGATAATTGCATTACCTCTGTTTCCAGCAACATCAATGTCGTAACCAGTGATTTCACCAGTTGTGTCATATACTACAACGTGAAGTTCATCTTCAGCAGTAGATAGTCCTTGTGTAACTGCCCAACCAGAAGTGCCTGGAGCAGCGTCGAACAAGTCATAGAACTTCCAACGTCTACGGATAGTTGTGTTATCTGCAATTGCAGTAAGTACACCACCACCATTTGGATTGTCTAATTGACGAACAGTAAGGTCGTTAGTTGCAATTGCAGTAACTTCATACTGTTGACCTGATTCTTCTTGCAAGAAGATAATATCTCCTACAGAAAAAGCAGCACCGCCATCTACAGTAACAGTTGTGTCGCCAACTGATAATGCACCAGCAACTTGGTTGTCAGAACCTAGTACTTCTTGATATGCTTGAGCAGAAGCACAAACAGATACCCCAATTGAGTTACCCCATGCGCCAGGATACTTAGAAGCCCAAGAACCTACTGAACCAGAACCGTCTGCATAGTTATCGTCATAGAATTGGTCGTTTGTTATTTTAAGTCCTAGTTTAACTACTACATTATTTGAACCAGATGCCGGAGCAGATCCAAATGTGATTGTAGTCGAACCATCGACTGTAAAGTTAGTTGTTTTAGTGCCTGCAATTGTTACTTCTAATAGGTCTGCATCAGATACCGCATTCGACATTGTGAATGTTACAGCTGATCCATCTCCATTGAAAGTTCCGATTGTTGCACCACCGTTTGCTACAGCGTTACGAGCTCCGTTATTCACACGAATAACACGAAGTGCGTTGCCATAGTCTAGAAAGTTAGCAGCGGTGAACCATGTTTCAAAGTTACTTGAATTTGGTTTACCGAAGAACTGAACAAGTTCCTTCTCACTTCCAACTGGTATGATTTGATCCATCGGCCCTCTTTCGAAGACTCCAGCCAAACCACCAATTGAAGTTGCAAGAGCAGGAACAACATTAGTCAGATCAACCTCTTTTAAGAGTACGCCAGGTGATACTTGAAATGCCATCTCTTTTTTTTCCTTTGTGGATTATCAATAATTTAG